CCAATTATTATTCCAATCATAGGAGATAATAATGAGAAGCACATATAGAAACCTGCAGATTATAAAACATGCCTTGCAGTATTACATTTCTAGACCAAACGCTAATGAGAAAGATTTAGTAAGAGAAAAGAATTTATTAAAACGTGTTGAAGAAGATATTGAATGATATGAAGAAAGACACCACATCAAAAAGAAAGAGGAGAGAAAATAAATGAAAAAAGTATTAATCATATTAGCAAGTGTATTTGTTTTAACTGGATGTTCAAAAGCATCTAGAGTTAATTGGAATATTAGAGAAGATGCAAACAACTTTAAAATTACAAGAAAAGTCGTTGCTCTTAATACTAGAACAAATGATCCATTATTCACTGTTGAGGGAAAGATTTCCCTTGATAGTGATGAAGATGGAGATTTAAACGTAACAATCAAAACTGGAAAAGGAAAGTACAAGCTGTTCTATGCACATTTGTCAAATGATGTTACATACACTTGTATTCAAACAAACGCTAAGAAAGAAAATCCTTATGCCTATGACATTCAATTCTTTCCGGCAAAAGAAGTTATTGAAAATGGTGTTATTGATATCAAATCAAGTGAGTAGGTGGTAAATAATGCAGAAGATTAAATTAGAAGCTGAAAATGATTTAGAAAAACGTTGCAAAAATTTAAAAGAACAAAATGGAGCATTGATTAGTGGATTGGATCTTGCAAATGAAACAATAAGTAATCTATACGGTTTGCTTCGAGAATACCGTCAACAAAAAGAAAAGCTTTTAAAACAAAATACAAAACTGTTAGCGATTTATACTGTAATCATCATAGCTCATATAATCACTGCAATCATTAATCAATCATATCGAAATTCACTCATGTTTTATTTTCTCTCGGTCGTAAGTATTGTGTATGGTATTGATTTATGTAGTCAAAAATTCAAAAAAAGGTGATTGAAATGAATATATTAATTAAAAAGCTTAATGATTGTCAGTTGACTAATCAAGAAATCAAATACGTTATTGGTCGTTTAACGTGTGCAACTAATTTTGATAAGGAATTGCATCTGAAAGCAATTAAAAAGCTCGAAATACAAAGAAAGTACCTTGAAGAAGGTAACAAAGAAAAGAATTTATTGAAGTAGTTCAGGAGGGCAAGGAATGAAATATACAGATGAAGAAAAGAAGATCATTGATGAAGTTAAAAAATATCTTAGAGAATTACGCCTAATAAATATTGAAAAATTCTCTTTAACATTTGAAATTGAGGACATTCCAAGCCCTCAATCAATTAAATACAGTGATGAAGCTCCTGGAGGCTTTTCAAAATCAAAAGGAGAACAAATCACTTCTAATATGTTGCGCACGGAGCTTCTAACAAAGCGCCTAGAGCTCTTTAACAAAGAACTTGATAAATTTATGCCGTTAGTATATTTGCTAAACGCAGGACATAGAAACATCATTAGAACGTATGTATGTTCAAGAGGGTACAATGAAATGATTGACACATTAGAAGAATCGTTTTGTATCAGCAAATCAACTTACAAAAGAGAATTTCCAAAAGCTTGTTTAGAATTGGCTAAATATCTTGACATGGAACACCACCCATCACTCGAAAAATTGAATAATATTTTTTATGAAATGATAAGTGATAAATAATAAAATTTGCACATTTTTTTAAACAAAAACATCAAAATTATGGTGTTTTTTTGTGCTTTTGTATTCCTTTTGCTCATATGTCTGTGATACAATATGAAGCGATATGAGACAATATAAGACAAAATAAGAAATAAGATTACATAATTTTTAGTATAATTTGACATAATAATTAATAAGTATATTGTATTATATTAATATAAAAAGAAAGGAGTTTGAACATGAAACTTCACATAGAAAATTTTGCTAAGATTGCAAATGCTGATATTGAAATAAATGGAATTACAGTAATTGCAGGTGAAAACAATACTGGTAAGAGTACGGTTGGTAAGATCTTGTATAGTTTGTTTGATTCATTTTATAATATTACATCTAAAATTAATTTACAAAGAAAATACTCAGTTAGAAGTATTATAGATGATTTAGGATATTATGATCCAGAAAAAGATGATTATAATTACTTTATTGATATCCATTCAGATGATTTTGATGATATGTATGATACTCTTCTAAATAGTGTAAAAAACAATAAAATAATAGCTAGTGATGTACAAACAATTCTTAAATTTTATTCTCACTCTAATTATGACTTTGACGATGAAGAAATTAATGATTATATCACCAGAATTATTGATGTGTTTTCTATTACTGATGATCAAATAAGAAGAAATCTAGTTTTAAAAACTTTTAACGCTGAATTCAATAATGATTTTTATACAAAAATAGATAAAAAAAATAATGAATCTTCAGTACGTTTAAATATAAAATCGCAAAGTATTGATTTAAATTTTGCTCAAACATCAAGTGGAACAATTGTTGAACAAATTAATAGATTTTTACCAATAAGTTCACAAGTTATATATTTAGATAATCCTGGAATAATAGATCAGTTAGATAGTCGTTTTAGATTTAGAATTGTTCGCAATTCAAATCATGAAGATAATTTGATAAAAAAGTTACAAATTGAAAATCAACAAAATGTTGTGGATGAAGCCATGATGCAACATAAAATCAAAGTAATAAAAGATAAAATTACCGAGATTATACATGGTTCATTTGTTGTAGATAATAAAAAATTAAAATTCAAAGAGGAAGGATTTGAATCCGCTCACGTGATAGGCAATCTATCCACAGGTGTTAAATCTTTTGCTGTCTTATTAAGATTACTAGATAATGGTTATATTAATGAAAATTCGTGTATTATTTTAGATGAACCTGAAGTTCATTTACATCCTAAATGGCAGTTAAAATATGCAGAACTGCTTGTAATGCTTCAAGAACAATTAGATTTACATGTTTTAATTAATTCTCATAGTCCATATTTCATTAGTGCTATTGAAGAATACTCAAAAGAATATAGTATACAAGATAAATGCAATTATTATTTAGCTGATTTAAAATCTAATGTTGCATTTTTTAAAAACGTAAATGAAAATACTGGTGAAATTTATGATAAACTTGCAGAGCCGTTTGATGAATTAGATCGTCTGATGAGTAAGCATAATAAATTAAATGGAGAAATATTTTAATTATGGTAGATTTAAAATCAATATTTCCAAGTGATTTTTTTACTACATTAGAAAAATCATCGGAAGATACTGATAAACATGTATATATGGTTGATAATGATTTTGAAGTTTTTAAAATAGATGATTATACATGCAGTGCATATCAGAAAAAAATTCATGCAACAGCTGCTTTAAAAGGTGGCGATGCCTGTTTTGAAAGAAATGATATGATTTATATTATAGAGTTCAAAAATAGATATATTACCACAAAGGTAATGTTTAACATTCTTGAAAAAATGTATGGAAGTAATGTTGTTTTAATGGATGAATTAAATTTTAGTATCAACGAAATTAGAAATAAAGTTAATTTTGTTACAGTATATACGTTAAACGAAAGTGATAAATTAAATGAAAAGTACGCTTGCTATTTAGGAATATCAAAGCTGAGGACCTCAATTGCCAGTAGAGGAACAAGGAAAATAAAAAATATAGATACCGAAGCATATGGCTTGAAAAAATTAGAAAGAAATATATATCATGAAGTAATCACTATACCAGTTCAATATTTTCAAAGATATTTAAAAGAAGAAAATATTATTTAATAAATTACATATTTCAGCACCTATTAATTTATAGGTGCTTTTTATTTTTATCACAAATGATAAATTTTTATTAAAAGTGGACCCATTTTGGACCCAAACTGAACCCAAAGTGAGCCCTAAATGGACCCAAAGTGGACCTAGAATGAACCCTTATTTCCATGTTATTATGCTATTGTGGTTTTTAAAGAAATGAAACAATCCCATTTAATTTAAAATCACAGTTCAGACATATAGGTTAAACCCCTTGCAAAAAAGTTCCTTATGGAGCTTTTTTCTTTTGCAAAAACAACGATGCAGTTTTAACTGCTATTTATATAAATAAAAAAATGGAGGTGGTGACATGATTTGGAAAAACACGAGTTAGCGTTTGAAGACTATAAAAACGGCATGAAGCAAAAAGAAATTGCTAAAAAATATGGTACGACAATCAATACTGTCAAGTCATGGAGCCGTCGCTATGAATGGTCAAAAAAGAAGAAAAAGGGTGCACCCCAAAATAAAAGTGTGCACACCAAAAAAGAATGCAAAAAAATAGCTGAAGAAATAGTAGAAACAAGTCTGGATGAAGAACATCAGCTCTTTTGCTTATATTATTTAAAATATCATAACAAGGTCAAAGCTTATTTAAAAATAAAACCCAAAGCTAAATATAACAGTGCTTGTGTCATGGCATCAAGATGGTTTAAAAAACCTGAAATCCAAGAAGAAATTAAAAGACTAAAGCAAGAGTTATATACTGATATTCTTTTGGATCCTAACGATATTGTTCAAAGATACATTGATATTGCTTTTTTAGATTCCGATGAATTGGATGGAAAGGCAATTAAAATGTCAGATTCTCTTAGAGCTCTCGAATGGTTATCAAGTCATTTGAACATGGCCAACGAAGAACAAAAACTCAAGATTGAAGTATTGAAAAAACAATTGAATACGAATGATCAAGAAGATGATGGAGTTGAAATCATAAATGATGCACCAATTTAAGAAAAAACAGGTTCGTATTTCAGATATTGTCATTCCAAAATTTTTGACATGTTTCAACGATATTTCACATGTTCACAAGATTATGGACAGTGGTCGTGCTGGTACCAAATCAAGTTATGCTGCTATTCATGGGATTTATAAGATTGTAAGCGAAGATGAATGCTCCGTAATTGTTATGAGAAAGTTTCACAATAAGCTTTCTAAGACTGTCTACAATGAATTCAAACGAGCAATCAAACGTCTAGGATTGAAGAAAAAACAGTTCAAGATAACAAAGAATCCAATGAAGATTACATATCTTAAAAATGGTAATTCGGTTTATTTTACAGGGAACGACTCTATCGATGACACAAAAGGGATCATTGATGAAGAAAAGCCTATCAAACTTGTTATTTTAGATGAGCTGACCGAGTTTTTTGAACGTGGCCAAGGAGAAGATGAAATATCCAACATAGAAGCGACATTCGTACGTGGTAATGATGATGAATTCTGTATGGAGTATTATTTCAACCCTCCTAAAAATCCTAACGCATCCATTTTTAAATGGGTCAAAAAGATGGAAAAACGTAGTGACTGCATTCATATCCATGTTGATTATAGAGATGTTCCAGAAAAGTGGCTTGGTAAAAAGCTTATTCAATCAGCAATGGAAATGAAAAAAGTCGATGAAAGAATGTACAACTGGATTTGGCTGGGGATATCAATCGGACTGGATGAAATCATTTATTATATGTTCGATAAAGATAAACATGTTTTGGACAGAAATCTTACAAATGATGAAATAAATGGAATTACAAGGATTGATGCATCTTGCGACTATGGTCAAATGAATGCAACAGTATTTGAGTTTTGGGGACTCAACCCCACACAGAAAACTGTTTTTGGACTTGATGAATTCTATCATTCAGGGCGTGAAAGTGGTAAACAGCTGACACCTAGCGAGTATGCTTTTAAATTCAAGAAGATGTGTGAAAAAATCAAAGAAGAATTTGGTCAGTATCCACAAAGTCTTTATATTGATCCAAGTGCAAGAGGGCTTGCTGAAGAAATCAAAAGAGCCTGTCCATTTATCAAAATAAGAGGTGCTCAAAATGATGTCAAATTAGGGATTTCAAGAGTCCAAAAAGCAATAGCATTTCAAAAAGTACTGTTTAGTGCACGTCAGGAAATGCTTTTGAATGAAATCGTTATTTACAGCTATGATAAAAAAAGCATTGAAAGTGGTGCTGAAAAACCAGTAAAAGATGATGATCACTGCATGGATGCATTGAGATATTACATCATGGGCATTTGGAAATACATTAAAAGATATCTTCCTGATGTCGAGAAGAATGAAGGTGGTGAGGATGATTAGTGTTTACAGCAATAAAGAAATTTCTAGAAAGGATTAAGAACAGAATGTTTGCAACAAAAGATATAAATAAATTTTTCGATATCGATATTGCAATGTCGAATGATATGGTCAATTCAATTGATTTGTGGAATAAGATTTTAGAAAACAAGCAGCCTTGGCTAAGTAAAGAAAAAGGTGTCAAATCATTAGCATTGGCACAAGGGATCAGTGAGGAACTTTCTAAAACTTCAACAAGAGAATTGATATCAAAAGTCATATCAAATGATTTTGTCAATCAGGAATATCAAGAATTCATCAAAGATATGAATGAAAATCTTCAATGGGCTTTAGGCGAAGGCGGTGTTGTTTTTAAGCCATATGTAAGTGACAATCAAATATTCGTTGATGTTGTACATGCTGATAAGTTCTTTCCTGTTACGTTTAATGGAAGAAAGAAAATCACCGCAGGTATCTTTGTAGAACAGATTTTTAAAGGCAAAAACGTGTATACTCGATTAGAATATCAAAAATATGAAAATGGAGTAAATACGTTTGAAAACTATGCATTTATGAAAAAAGATTATTCTCAAGGAAATTACAATTTCTATACGGATTTTGGCAATCAAATTCCATTGGATACTGTTCCTGAGTGGAAAGACTTGGAAGAACATTTTGAGATTGGTGGCGTTGACAGGCCACTTTTTTCTTACCTTAAAACACCTGTCATCAATACAATTGATAAAATGTCCCCTCTTGGTGTACCATGCTATGTCAAGGCAATCAATCTGATTAAAGATGCAGAGGAACAATACAGCAGATATATTTGGGAGTTTATTGCTGGTGAAATGGCTGTTGAGGCTTCTGGTGACGCATTTGAAATTGATTCACACACCCATGAGCCAAAACTTCCTGAAGGAAAGAAAAGATTGTACAGAACATATGATATTGATAATCCTTCAGGACAAACAACTAACATCAATGATTTAATCAAAGTACACGCACCTCAATTAAGAGATGCTAATTATGCTGCAGGATTCAATGATATTCTAAAGAGAATTGAGTTCGAATGTGGTTTATCGTATGGGGATTTAAGCGATCCACAACAAGTCGATAAAACTGCAGAAGAAATCAAGTCATCTAAACAAAGAAAATATGATACTGTTTCAGCAATTCAAGACAATTTAAACACTGTACTTGAAGATGTAGCGTATGCAATGAATGTTTATGCTATTGGAATGGGTAAATCGAAGTCTATGGAATGCGTTGTTGAAACTGACTGGGGAGACAGTATCTTGACCGATACTGAAAAACAAAGAAATATCGACCTTCAAGAAGTCAATGCTGGTTTGATGCCTGAATGGAAATACAAAGTCAAATGGCAAGGCATGAGTGAAGAAGAAGCAAAAAGAGAAGTTGCTGAAAATTCTGATGAAGGTATTGAATATGATGATGAAGATGACGATACAGAAGAGGATGTAAATGTTAACTGATAAATTTTTAGAAGAGTCGGGTGATGATGTCTCAAATGACTTCAGCACATTGGAAACTCTTCTTTTAATTTGGATGGGTTTGCGTTTAAGAAATCTTGCATCTTTAGAAGATATCGAAGAAGAGTATCCAAAATGGAAAAATAAGGCTTGTAGAGAGTTTTTTGAATATTCGGGTACTGAATTTCAAAAGGTCAAGAAATCGTCTCAAAGCAAAGTGAAAACAGCTATCAAGAATGGAATAGCAATGACAGTAAGCAATATCTTTTCAAGATTAAAAGATACTGATTCTCAAACTTCTAAAAAAGAGATGATGAACAGGTCAAACAAGAATTTGAACAAAGGTATCAAGGATACTCAAGGTGAAATCAAAAACCTTTGCAACATTTCAAGAAAGTGCACCAACAGGCAGTTTATAAAGGCATGTGATGAAGCATATTCTAGAATCGTTGCAGGAAACAATGCTGACAAGGCCATTGAATCATCAATCAGAAAGCTTTCTCAAAAAGGTATCGAAGTAGTTGGTTATACTGATCATACAACTTCAATGGATGCTGCAGTTAAAAGAGCAGTTACAAGTGGTGTCAATCAAACGTCTTTGAAGTTTAAAATGGATAACTGCAAAGAATTGGGCATCAACATTGTAAAGACTTCAAGTCATGGAGGTGCTCGACCATCCCATCAGGAGTGGCAAGGTAAATTATTTTATCTTCATACTCCTGTAAAAGGTCTACAAAATTTTAAAAAAGCAACGGGATACGGCCGTGTTGATGGCCTAGGTGGAGCAAACTGTAGGCATTCTTTTTATGAGGTTACTGATTATGAGTATAAGAACAATCTAGTCGATACCGAAAAATTTGACAAGAACAGGAATGATGATCAATACGAGCTGGAACAAAAGCAAAGATATTATGAGCGTCAGATTCGTTCTTGGAAGAAAAGGAAGAATATTCTTGATGAATGCGGTGTAGATTCCACCAAAGAAGCTAAAAAGATTAGAGAATGGCAAGATAAGCGTTCTCAATTCATTAAAGAAAGCAACATTCAATTCAAGAAAGAACATGGTATTGATAATGTTCTTAAAAAGGCTTATCCAAGAGAGAAAGCTATCAATAAAAATACCAGTCAAATGTATCGACCTATTATTCATAGCAAAGATGAAACTCAATTCCGCTATTCAAGAGATATAGATTTGAAGGCAAAAAGAGTAACAAGCTATGGTGACGAGGTTTATATTTCAAACAGGGCAACTGTTAAACCAAGAGCATTACATAAGATAGTCAACAACAATAATAAAGCTAGAGAATTATATGGAATTACAAGGAAACCAAAAATTATTATATTTGACCCGTTGGAATATGATAGAGCCTACGGTAAATACGATGCAGTTCACAATGTAGTTTATTATAGTTCACATGCATATAAAAAATCTGTCATTGAAGAAACTGAAGTTTTCTTACATGAAATGTGTCATATGAAACAGGCACAAAATTATATAGAAAAGTTTGGTGAAATTACTGCTGAAAACTATACTGACTATATTGATTTTGTGTGTGCACAGGCAAAGAAATTCATTGATAAAAAAGGTATAAAAGAATATAATGTAATTGAGATTAGTGAATATGCAAGAGCTAACTATTTATCTGGTCGATTTGACGAAGTAGAAGCAGAGTACATGGCACTTGTAAAAAACAAGAAAGGGATGAAATAGAATGTCAGCGTATATAAAGTACCCAGAAGAAATTCAAAAATGCATAGATATTTATGATCCTTATGGTTCTCAAATTGCCAATGGTGAGCTAGATAAGCTTCCACAAGAAGTGATTGATGCATATAACAAAGCAAAAAAATGGTTTTGGGAACAAAAACAGTAAATAATAAGTCAACGAAAGTTGGCTTTTTCTTTTGCTCAAAATCAGGAGATATGATATGAAAACTGTAATCAAAGTATTATTCGTTTTTTTAATCGCTTTAAAGCTTATTGATCTATTCATTTGTGGGTTATGGAAAATTCTTATCCCACTTTTTATTTTCGGTTTAATTATGATAATTGCTTTTATTTTAGAAATTTTTTAGTAAAAAAGGAGAAAAAAATGAGTTCAGGTGAATTTATTGAAATTTGTAAAGAAGAAGTTAGAAAGCACAATGAGCAACACATGGATAAAAAAGAAGATTTTGTAGTTTTTGTTGTATGGCAATGTAAGACATTACAAAACCATAAGGCTATTTTAAGTGCATCAAATAAAGGAGCTATGTTGTATGAATGTACGTACAATGGAGACAAGAAAGAGCTCTATATTAATGCTTATAAGAAAATTGAAAATAAATGTATTAAATGTTAGAAGGAGAATAATTATGGAATTTAAAAAAGCATTTGATTTAATGAAACAAGGAATGAAAATGAAATTACCTTCATGGGGTGGTTATTGGTATTGGGACAACGAAAAAGAAACAATCATTATGCATACCAAAGAAGGAAAAGAAATGGATATTAGAGAAACCGAAAGAGTTATTTATACGTTATCTAATATTCTTGATGATGGATGGATTCTTGCTGATGAAGAAAACTGCCCAGAATTAGGTGGAGAAGCTACTTTTGGTTTTGATGAAGCTATCAAATATCTAAAGCGTGGAATGAAACTTGCTAGAAAAGGTTGGAACGGTAAAGGAATCTTTATTCATTTATGTGAAACAGATGCAACAACAAATCCTTTTGTTTGTATAGATTCATCTAATTTACAAACTGATAATCTAGATGCAAAGAAAAATATTGTACCTTGGGCACCATCACAAACAGATATGTTAGCGGATGACTGGGTATTTTTTGAATAGGAGGGTGCATAAATGAAATTATTCATTAGCCAACCAATGGCAGGAAAAACAGATAAAGAAATCCTAGATGAAAGAGAAAGGATTTTACACAATGTAAAAGAATTATTTCCTGATAAAGAAATTGAAGTGATTGATTCGTTCTTTGATGGTGAACCAAAAACGCCTCTTTGGTATATAGGAGAATCCATCAAGCTATTAGGACAAGCTGATTTTGTTTATTTTTGTAATGATTGGGAGAAATACAGAGGATGCTGTATCGAACATGAATGTTGTGTTAGATACTCAATTAAACATGTAGAGGAGCAGGGGGAAGAATAGAATGAATACGGTATATGCATTTAAGAGCGGTGTACATGTTAATTCTTCGACAATTAAAAAAATTACAAAAGCTTATTTTGAAATAGTAAAAAAAGAGCTTCCAGAAGAAGCACTTAATTTTGAAGTCAATGATTTTATTCTTGAAGAAATCAAAGCACAAATTAAAAGCAAAAAGATTTGCTTATAAGTGCTAGGAACAAAAAAATCTTGACTCCTTAATTTTGAGGAGTCCAATATTTGTTGATAATTACGTACTTTTTCAATAAGTTTTTATGTTTGATTTCAATTATGGTTAGCGCTATTGAAACAATATAAAAAAGGTATGAAAAGGTATAAAAAAATAAAAAAGCTCTTGACTTTTGTTTGTACAAAATAGTAATATTTGTTTGTACAAAATTCATAAGAAAGGAGCGAAAGGATGAGTCCAAGAACTGGACGACCTACAGAAAACCCAAAAAATGTAAGAATTGGTGTTAGACTTACTCAAGATGAAAAAGAAATGCTTGATGAATGTGAAAAGAAATTGAATTTAACCAAAACTGAAATTATTTCATTGGGTATTCAAAAGGTTTATGAAAGCATAAAAAAATAGTTAGTTGCTCCGTGACCAAACATTACAACTAACTATTGCCAAAAGAGGCAAGATTATTGTACTACACTTTGCCTTGGAAAACAATTAAAGAAAGAGGTAAAAGATATGTTAAATGAATTAGATAAGTTATTTGACATGTTATCAGAAATTGAAAACAAATTAACTGACTTAGAAAGAATTAATTCAATGGTCATTGTTACATGTGATGCATGTGAAAACGGGAATGATATTAAATATGATGTTTCAAATGTCATGATGTTAATTGAAGACCAAATTGACATGGTAGAAGAAACTATTAGATCAAATGTTTCAAAGTGCAATGCTTTAACAAGAAACATTCAAGAAACAATTAAAAAAGGAGATTGTCAATATGGAAGAACTACAAATATTTAACAATGAAGAATTTGGAAATGTAAGAAGCTTGATGATTGACAATGAGCCATGGTTTGTTGGTAAAGATGTTGCTGTAGCATTAGGATATAAAAATTCTAAAAATGCGGTTCCAACGCATGTAGATGAAGAGGATAAGCTAAGTACTCAAATTGAGTACGCAGGTCAAAAACGAAATGTTACTGTTATTAATGAATCAGGATTATATTCATTAATCTTATCAAGTAAGTTACCATCCGCAAAGAAATTCAAACATTGGGTAACAAGTGAAGTACTTCCAACGTTGAGAAAGACTGGTTCATATGCTAAAGTACCAACTGACCCAAGAGAATTGCTTATGTTGACAATTAAAGCCCATGAACAAACAGCTCAAAGAGTTGATGTTCTTGAAGAAAAGGTATCTGATTTAGAAAAATCAACAACGATTGACAGTTCACAACAATATACGCTTGAAAGAATTGCTAAAACAACTGTAATTAGTGCACTAGGCGGTATTGATTCAAGAGCTTACCAATTAATGAGCAGAAAGCTTTTCAGCAACATTTGGAGAGACTATAAAAAGTATTTCAAATTAGGCTCATATCGAGATACCCTAAAGACTGATTATGAAAATGCTAAAAATTATTTGGAATCATGGTCTCCCGAAGTCAATACAAGCTTGAAAATCAAAGAATACAATAGTCAATTATCAATGGTATTAGATTAAAAATTAAATATGAATATAAAGCGAGTTCAAAAGACTCGCTTTTTCTATACGCAATTTTAGAGAAAGGAGGTGTTTTTCAATGGCTGAAGGATTAAGACCACATCATCATCAAGAATTTGAATATCATACTATTCAATATTTTGATAAGAAAAGACACGTTATTGTTAAGAAGATACAGTATATGTGTATGATTTGCGGTCGTGTTCGTCATGAAAAATACGATTGCTACGTACCGCCACCTAAAAGCAAAACAAAAGCACTAGAGAGAAATAAAAGGAAATACAGCAATAGAGACTGATATTTCCTTTTTTTGTACCCAAAAACTGAAAACAACATAGCAACACATGAATAAAACAAAAATTTTGAGGTGGGCAACTCGTAAAACTGCAACCACACAGGCTGATGCAACCAGCGTACTAAAGCGTAGTGAATGAAAGGATCTTATGAAAAGAGAATTTTTAAAGAATTTAGGATTAACAGATGAACAAGTTAATCAAATCATGACTGAAAACGGTAATGATATTGAAAAATATCGCAAGGAAGTCGAATCAAAGACAAAAGAGCTAGAAACATTGAACACAAAATATGAATCAGCTCAAAACTCCTTGAATGATGCGAACAAGCAAATCAAATCATACAAGGATATGGATATTGAAGGTATCAAAAATTCCGCTGCTGAATGGGAAAAGAAATATAAAGATGAAACTGCAGAATTGAACAACAAATTGACTCAACAAGAAAGAGACTTTGCTACTAACTCATACTTTGCAGGAATGAACTTTACTTCTGAAAGTGCCAAACGTGGAATCATTTCTCAATTCAAGGAACAAAACTTTGAATTGAAAGACGGCAAATTCATTGGAGCGGATGAATATATCAATGGTTTAAAAGAATCGGATGCAGGAGCATTCGTTGTTGAAAAAACTAAAGATGAACCTTCATTACCAACATTTACAAAAGGTACTGCTTCTAAAGGAGCACCAGGTGGAGAAAACAATGCAAATGCATTCGGTTTCCATTTTGCAGGTGTTAGAGCAATGCCAAAAGAATAACAGATCAGGAGGAAATTAAATATGGCAGCAGTAAACTATGCACATGCATATCAACAAGCGTTAGAACAAGCTTGGCCTTATGCGCTTTATTTCGGAGATTTATTCAATACTCCAAATAACCAAAAATATAGATGGGTCAATGCAAGAACAATTGAAATCCCAACATTAGAAACTACAGGACGTGTAGATTCAACAAGAGATACAATTGCCAATGCAACTAGAAACTACAATAACGCATGGACACCATTAACTTTAACTAATGAAAGAAAATGGTCTACTTTGGTACACCCAAAAGATATTGATCAAACAAATATGGTTGCTTCAATCGGTAATATTACTGAAACATTCAACCAAGAACAAAAATTCCCTGAAATGGACGTATATTGTGTTTCTAAAATCTATGCTGAATATCAAGAATTAGGTCAAACACCTATTACTGATGAAATCACAGCAGCAAATATCTTAGAATATTTTGATAAAATGATGATCAACATGGCTGAAGCACGTGTTCCATCTACAGGAAGAATCTTATATATCACACCAATTTACAATGCAATGTTAAAACAAGCTGAAAAATTAGCTAGAACTGTAATCATTGGTGATGCTGAAAATAAATTAAACAGAACTATCGCTAACTTAGACTTGGTTAAAATCGTTGAAGTTCCATCAGAATTAATGAAAACTGTATATGACTTCACACAAGGGTATAAACCTGCAGTTTCTGCAAAACAAATCAAAATGTTTATGGTGCATCCATTAGCAGTCATTACACCAATCAACTATGAATTTGCTAAATTGGATGAACCATCTGCAATGTCTGAAGGAAAATGGGTCTACTATGAAGAATCACATGAAGATGTATTTGTTTTAAAGAAAAAAGTAAATTCAATTCAATTTGCAGTTGAAAAATAATAAAGAGGAGGATGATCTATGTCACAAGTAAGAAAAGGAAATAGAATCCTTACAATCGAGCCACATAGAGTCGATGACTATGTTGCTCGTGGTTATGATCATATTGATGAAGAATCTGGTGAAGTCATTAAAAAGGGTGACCCAGTTTCTTTAGCGGATTTTAAAAGAGAATATTCATCTTTAAAAGCACAAGTAAAAGAAAAAGATGCAAGAATCGTGGAATTAGAAGCACAAAATGCTGAATTGACAACAAAAGTCGAAGAATTAGAAGCAGGTGCTAAAACTCCAGCAAAAGCATCTAAAGCTAAGAAAGATACAGCAGAAGAATAGTATGAAGGTTTCTTATGAATATTATGTAGATACATTCAATGGAAAAATATGTCAGCCTGAATTTGAACCTCTTGTTGAACCAGCAATTGATTTAGTCAAAGGATATGCTGAACAGTTCATTGCACCATGGGCATTAGAGAAAGATATCGATTATTACTGTTTGGAATTGAAAAGAGCAGTATGCTATCAGATTGATTATCTTCAAGCAAATGGTGGTTTGAATGCTCTAAATGGTACAAGTGATTTAGACTTGCAAAGCGTATCAAAAGACGGATTCAATTATAGTTATGGAGACAGGGGCAACAAATTCAACGGTGTTCCTTTTTCATCCGTTTCAGCTTATATGATCAAAAGTGAATTGAGAAGAAAAGGTCTTATGTGCAGGGTGGCCAAACGATATGATTAGCTCTCCTCGTATTCTAAGGCCTTTTACTATTACTTTGATTCATAAAGTTGATGAAGATACTTTTATTCCATATGTTCTTGAAAACGTTGGATTTGATGAAAACTATGGCATTACACAATCGAACAAGGGTATTTCAGATGCTGACAGTGTTCTTTTAACGATTGATTTAAGTGACTGTGGTGAACTTACATTTGTTGATCAGCATGAATACAAGTCAAAAAAGAATACTTTTACGATTGGAAATGAAGATTATTTTGTCTTGGATGTGGTAAAAGAAACGGACTACGATGAATTGAAAAACACAACAAATGTCTATTCAATCAATAAATATGCCTGTTATCGCCCTCCAGGAACAAAAGACATTCAATTTATTGAGGTGTATGCTTCTTGAAGATTTCTGTTGATGTTGACTTTTCTCAAGTAAAAAAAGATTTGGAAGGGACAAAGGATAAAGCTTATCAGACTCTTAAGAATGCTGTAATAAGAGATACTGATCCTTACGTTCCTTTTTCTAATCTGGAGAATCACACCCACTTGAGAGAAACGCCTGATATTGGAGATAATGCCAAAGAGAAAAAACAAGTCATTTACGATACTGATTATGCGCAACGTGTGTATAAAGGTACAGGGATGAACTTTGACAAGTCACGTCATCCAAAAGCAACGGCCAAATGGTTTGAAAAATCAAAGAAAGCAAACATCAAGAAATGGATTAAAAGTGTAGAGGACGTGTTTAGAAATGGAAAATAAATCATATAAAAAACTGACATATGAAGAATACAACAGGGTATTGGATTGTATCTATGACTTTTGCAAGAAGTTGGATATTCAAAATGTACAAAAAAATATGTGGAAATTAGATTTCTTTACTTCCAGCAAGGATGACCAAATCATGGTTCAAAGAATATCTAATCGTGCTGAAAAAATAAATGAAAACATTATAGGAGGCTATACTGCTGTATTGCCTTTTTATATTAACTTTCAATCAGGTGCTAAAACTGAAAAGAGTGTCAAGAAAATTACGGATGTTCTAGATGATTTAGCAAACCAATTTGAAATGGAAACAATGAACAAATTTGAAAACATTGTTTTTCCTGATGATATAGTTCCACAAAAATTAGAAATGATTGCCAATCCTGGTGTTGAAACCTATGACAATGGCATTGCTAATTTTTCAGCACTGTATCAATTAACTTACTACAAGAAAGGAGCGTTTGAATAATGGCACAAACATTAAGAAATACTGTAGTAAATCGCCACGAAAACCTACACTACGTCAAATTCGATGGTGTATCAAAACCTGTATTGGCTGGTACTGGTTTAACTGATTGGACTCAAGCTGTAGATCCTTCAACCGATGATGGACAATACATTAATGAAAAGACTTCTCACTCAAATATGATGGCATATACACCATCAGTTTCTTATTCAGGAGAATTGATTCCTAATAATGAATTTGTAAGACATATTTACGAGGTTGGTAAGAAAGAAGTCATTGGTTCCATGTTTGATGAATATGAAATTGAAACATGGGCACCTGTTGAAGGTTCAACTGGATGTTTTGCAGCACATCACAGACAATATGAAATTCAACCATCTAACCCTGGTTCTGGTGAGGGTGGAGGAAAAATTGCATTGGAAGGAACTTTTGCTCAAAAAGGTGCTTCCGAACACGGCCAATACAATGTGGCCACTGGTGAATTTACTGCAGGTGAATATGACTACACAACTGGTAAATTTACAGCTGCTTCACCTCAATCAGGTGCGTCATCTACACCAGCAGGCAAATAGAAATCAAATAGGAAAGGGATTATTACTATGTTAGAAATCAAGATTCAAGAGAATTTATTCGATGTAAAAATTAAAGATCGTATTTTCAGTATCGATGCTGACAATATCGATAATCATTTGCTGATTGACAAGTTCATCAAAAAATACAGAGGCAATCGTACAATTGACGATACCTTTATTAAAGACTGTCAAGTCGTCATTGATGAATTATTAGGAAAAGGCTCATATGATTATCTTTTTGATAAGGATGATTTAAAACCTTACTACGTAATCCTAGCTCTTGCAGAAGAAATTCAAGCCAAGTTTGATGAACACGCTACGACTGAACGTCAAAAAGAAAAGCAAGACAGAATCAAAAATGAGCTTGACAGTTTAAACTCACTTACAAGGGAATTTGGAAACCTTCAAAAGCAAATGGATTACACAAAAAACAAATACGGGTTAAAAGATTATGTTAATTCTAGACAAAAGAGATCTTCAAAAAACAATAAGAATAGAAAATCAAGAAATAGAAATAAGAACTGATTTTAGAACATGGATTCAATTCTCTTGTATCGTTTCTGACAAGTATATTGATGAAAATTATAAAATCCCTATGCTGTTTGATTTGGTGATTCCAAACTATGAATTGTACATGGAAAATGTTGATTCATTGGAATTACTGAAAGGAATTCTTGATTTCTACAAATGTAATAAACCGGATAAACCTGAGAAGAAACCTAATAAAAAAGTTGGGTTTCTTTTTGATTATGATATGGACCTCATCTTTGCTGCGTTTATGCAGCAGTATGGCATAAATCTATTGAGAACCAATATGCATTGGTGGGAATTCAAAGCATTACTTAATGGATTGAATGACGACACCAAGTTCGTTCAGGTCGTTGGATATAGAACTGCGGATCTATCGAAAATCAAGGACAAGAAGGAACGTGCAAGAATGAAAGAACTTCAAGATTACTATGCTATTCAAGAACAGGGGGACCCATTCCAAAGAACTCAGGAAGAAATCGAAGCAGAATTATTTGAATCGTTAGGAATTCCAAAAGAATAAATTAAAGGCAGGTGGTATGATGGCAGATGGTAAAGTTGTAATTGATTTAGAAATCAATGATAAAAACGTTGATAAGAAACTCAATACAGCTGATAAAAAAGTAGATAAATTTGCTAAAGATGTATCACAAAAAGAAGCTAAACCTAACGTTGATGCTGATACTAAGAAACTAGAAAAGAAGCTTGATGAAGCATCAAACGAGGTTGAAAGTTTTTCAAAAGAAGCTACTGACAACGCAAAAGTTGAAGGTAGTGCAAAAATGGACACTTCCAATTTTGAAAAGAGTGCCCAGACAGTAAAATCAGAAGCATCTGCGGTTGAAAAAGCTATAGATGTTGATGGTAAAGTTGATGTTGAAGATAAAGCAACATCTAAAATAGACAATGTAAAGAAAAAGATAGATGATTTCTTAAACAAAAAAAACAAGCCAAAACCTATTGAGCCTCCTGACTCTGATGATTTTGAGAAAAAGCTTCAAGAAATGGAAGATAAAATCAAATCATTCGGTGCAAAGATTGCAGGATATCTAGCAATAGGAGAAGCAATTAAACAAGGAACTGAAATTGGAAAAGAAGTCTATGAAGATTTTGAAGATTCAGTTGCACGTGTCAAAGGCGCTCTAGGAGAAACAGATGACCAAGCGAGACAGACTGCACAGGTTATCAAGGATGTTTATGAAGCCGGTCTCGGTGAAAGCATGGACCGAGTTGCCGAAGCCGTCGTTCGTATCAAACGTAACTTAGGTGATATGGATGATGGAACACTTAATTCCATCACACAACAAGCAATCATTCTTGAAGATACATTTGATGTAGATATGAATGAAACATTGCGTGGTGTCAAAGGATTGATGAAAAACTTTGGATTGACTGCGCAAGAAGCAATGGATTATATCATCGCTGGTACTCAAGAGGGCTTGGATTGGACCGACGAATTAGGAGATAACATTTCAGAATACTCTGGAAAGTTTTCACAGGCAGGATATTCAGCAAGTGAATATTTTCAATTACTAAAGAACGGTTCAGAAAGCGGTGCATATAACCTAGATAAGGTAAATGATGCTATCAATGAAGTAACTACTCGTTTAGCTGATGGAACTATTGAGGGTGCTCTAGGTTTATTTTCAAGTGAAACACAAAAGACATTCAAAGCATGGCAGGATGGAAAGGCTACTCAAAAGGATGTTATCGACAGTATCGTAAGTGACATTACTAAATGTGATGATCAGCAAAAAGCGTTGACTATGTCAGCTACTGCTTTCGGAACGATGGGAGAAGATGCTAACCTTACATTTGCAAAAGCGTTAAATAGTGTTGGAACTACTTTTGATGATGTTTCAGGAAAAGGACAACAGTTTGCTGATGAAACAACGACTCCAATGCAAGAATTGGAATCAAAGGTTAGAAAAGTCAAAGACCAATTACAACCTTTAGGTGATTTATTCTACGATATAGCAGGTGTTGTATTAGATAATTTTTCCCCTATTTCAGGAATAATCGTAACTGTTGCTACAGCAATTGCTACATATAAAGCTATTACTACTGCAGCTGATGTTGCTACAAAAGGTCTTGCGGCAGCACAAAAATTATTGAGTGTAGCAATGGATGTAGGTCCTGTTGGGATGCTTGTAGTAGGTATCACGGCATTAGTGGCTGGATTCCTTTATTTATGGAATACAAGTGAGGAATTCAGAAAATTTTGGACAAAGCAATGGGAAAATATCAAAGCATCATTTCAAAGTGTAGCTGATATACTCGTACCATTCTTTACCAAGACATTGCCCGGAGCATTCAATGGCCTTGTTGAAACATTCCAAGGTGTCGGCGATTCAATTGTTGAATTCTTTGTTGGCATTGGCGAGACGATTGCATCTTTCTTTACCGAAACGATTCCTGAAGCATTTAATGGTTTCATAGAAACTGTAAGCGGATTTGTTGATTCAGTGGTCAGTTTCTTTAGTGAACTTCCTTACAACATAGGATATGCTATAGGTTATATCGTTGCATTGATTGTAGACCTTGGAATGAAATTTGTTGAATTTGTAACGGTTGATGTTCCAAATTTCGTAACAGGTTTTATTTCTTGGATTTCTCAACTGCCTGGTCAATTTTGGACATATATAACTGATATCATAGGAAAAGTAGCTGAGTTTGCTTTGAATTTGATTTCCAAAGGATATGAAGCGGGGTCAAACTTTGTATCAAGCATCATCAGTTTTGTTACAGGATTACCTGGGCAAATTTGGAGCGTATTGTCAAATGCTATTGGAAAGGTTGCTGAGTTCGTTGTCAAGATGGGTTCAAAAGGTATTGAAGCAGCCAAATCACTATGGGATGGAATTGTCAATACTCTTTCAGGATTACCAGGAAAGATGGCCGATATTGGTAAATATATCGTTGAGGGCATTTGGAACGGCATCAAAAATGCAAAAGACTGGTTGCTTGGAAAAATTGGAGATTTTGCAAAAGGTGTTATAGACGGCTTCAAAGGTGCACTTGGAATTAATTCGCCATCAAGAGTAATGAGAGATGCCATTGGTAAATTCTTACCACCAGGTATTGCTGTGGGGTTTGAAGTGGCCATGCCAAAAGCTCAAAAATCCATGAACAAAGAACTTGAAAAAATGACAAGTGACTTGAATGGTATCATGAACTTCAATTTGGATGATATCGAACTGAAAACAAATCTTGATATCGCAAGACAAACAGCATTTGAAAGCAATGTCACAAATGAATTAAAAATTGATTATGATAAGATGGGAAATTCAACTGCTAAAGCAATTAAAAACAGTGGAATGTCTTTCAAAGTAGACAAGCGTGAATTTGCCAGAATCTTTTAGAAAGGAGCATTTATGAAAGTATATTATGTCAATTCAAACAATGAGCAAATAGATCTGTTAAGTGCTCCTTATCATATTGAAGAAACTGACTTTTTTAACTTTGAGTGGTCATATGAAACTGAAAATAGAAGGGTCACACGCTTTTATCGCGATGTCGAAGTGAAAAAGGTTAGTGTAGATATCTTTAGCCAAAATCAAAAAGACTTCTACAGTGCTCTAAATAGACTCGTTGAGATATTCGATGTAGATAACGTTTCAAATCAAAAAGGTAGATTATACTTCAACGATTATTATCTAGAGTGCAATATCTTTAAAAACCAAAAAGACATGAAGTCATATATTCTTCCATACGCAAAGGTAGATTTAACTCTGGTAACTGATTCAACTAAATGGATCAAGGAAGATACCTACCATTTTTACAGCAGTGGTGAAGGAAAAAAAGCTGGAACAAAGAAGTATTCCTATAAATATCCTTATATTTATGGTGCAAGTGAAGGACAAATGACAGTTAGAAATACTGGAGTCGTTGAAAATGATATTTTATTAAGAATATATGGTCCGGCACAAGACCCGGCCATTAAAATAGGAGACAACCTTTATCAAATCAATACGACACTTGAAGCAAATGAAAGACTTGAAATCGATACAATGAAAAAGAAAGCTGTAAAAATCACAGCACACGGTGATGAAATCAATGTTTTTAATGACAGGAACAAAGACAACAGATTGTATATTCCCATCCCACCTGGTACAAATATTGTCGTTTGGAACAATTCTTTTTCATTTGATATCGTTGTCTATGATGCAAGAAGCGAGCCAAAATGGGAGAGTGATGAATGATGATGGAGTTCATCTACACGGATCCTAACGGAATCGAACAAGGACCATTGTTAAACTGTAGCCTAGACTTGGAAATTGGAACATATGACAAAGCCAAGAACGACTTTGAAATAACCGTTTCAACGGACAGCTGGGACCGCAAATTGACATATGACAGCAAGTTTTATTGTGTCGGTACCGAATTTGGTGGGATAGTAAAAAGTATCGAAATAGATACTGAAGCTGAAGAAGTAAAAATAGGGGGCATATGCCCAAGAAAATTGCTAGCAAATGATATTATTCAACCTAAAAAAAGAACTGATGAATACTATGAATTCATAGGTGAAGCAAATGAATGCATTCGAGAATATATCAATTCATCAACTGATTTTTTCAATTATATTGAAAATAAATCTAAATCAGTAAGTTTAAAAAAGAAACTGGCTGATTTTTTTGTTGTTTCACAAGAAGATAGTGGAATAACCATTAATTATCAGGCACGTTATTACAACACGTTGCAGGCATTTGAAACAATGCTAAATGATGCAAATGCCAAACTTAAACTTATTTGGAATAAAGATGGACAGATTGAACTTTCAGTTGAGCCTATTATCAATTATTCCGAAAAACTCCAATTCGACAATGATTACAATCTGCAGATTATTGCTAAAAAAGATATAAATCAATGTAATCATTGCATTGGATTAGGCAAAGGCGATTTGCAAGAAAGGCAGGTTGTTCATGTCTTTAAAATCAATGATCAATATTTAGAGTTGAGTGAAATTGATGACAGCTCTTTGATTCCAATTGAATTGAATACAATGACGTATGACTATTCAAATGTTGAAAGCGTTCAAGAACTGATAGATGGAACCAAAACAAAATTAAAAGAAGCACAGACTGATAACTCTTTAGAAATTACATTTGATAATTTATCTCCTGAAATTGGAGACATTGTAGGAGCAAAAGAATACATAACAGGTATTTCTATGCAAAAGCCTATTGTACAAAAAATCGTTAAATGTACGTTTGAAAAAGACTACACAGACTGTGACATTGATTACAAGGTAGGTGATTAGATGGCAAGTTCAAGTGATGCAGTTGAGGCAATTACATTGACAGGAAAAGAAGTATCTGCAAGTATCGATGCATATTTGTTTGATGCTCTATATTCAGTTGATGGTATTTTTACAAAAGGTAATCAAATGGAAGCTTCTATTGTCAGCAATAACAAAGTAAGGATTGCTGATGGATTGCTTATAAACCAAGGACATTTTCTTAGAATCAAACCAGGAATGTATTGCGATGTGCCAATTGAAAATGGTACTCAAAACATGAAACGTTGCGATTGTATCGTTGCTCAATTTAAAATTGACGAGAACGGAGAATCACACGATATTGTTGTCATCCAAGGTACACCTGGAGAACAAGAAACAGTTCCGTCATTAACAAAAGATGATCTTGAAAACGGTGGTGCTTTACGTCAAATTGAATTGTTCAGAGTTCATTTGAATGGAATCAATATTTCAGGTGTCGACAGGATTGCTAGGACAGTCAATTCATTTAGTGATGCAATCTTTTACAAGGGTTAACATATGAGAATTATTGAAATCTATCTGAATGAAAATCAATCACATTCATGTACTAGAAATATCTTCCATGCTGGAAGAAAGTATGATAGCAACAATACAGCTGTCAAATTCACCAACAAAAATCTATTCATTGATGGCTGGAACTTCTACTTGAAAGTAGATATGGACGATGAAGTAACTGAAATACCATTACTTCAAAATCTATTTATCATTGGAGAAAATCTTACTCAAACAGCAGGGGTATTAACCTGTACATTGATTGGCAGAAACAGTGATGATAATTCTACTAAGACATTTGAACCGTTTAGATTGAAAATCGAAGATGTCGAATATGATCAGGATGATAAGGAACAACAACCAATGGATCCAAACATGAAGTTGCTGTATGAACAATTAATTAATTTAAAACAAGAATTACAACAAAAAGAACTTGCGACTCTTCCTGCAGGTGGTAATAAAGACCAAGTATTGCAAAAAGCAAGCAATATCGATTATGACTTTGCATGGAAAGATATGCAGGGAACAGCCACTGAAATGTCTGATGATGAATTAGACAATATGTGGGAAGAAGTATTTGAATAAAAAAATAAATAGAAAGAGAGATATATATTATGAGTTTTGTAACTGATTCAATTCTAAAAACAGCCCTAGGAAAAATTAAAGCATGGGGCGAAGGAAAATTTGTAGCGCAAGAATCTGGAAAAGGTTTATCTACAAATGATTATACAAATGCTGATAAAACAAAATTAAACGGTGTTGCTACTGGTGCTCAAGCAAACAAAATTGAAACTGTAAAAGTAAATGGTACAGCTTTAACTCCTGATTCATCGAAAGCTGTAAATGTAGATTTATCTGCTTATGCTAAATCAGCTGATGTAACAAAAGAAATCGCATCTGCAGTATCAGGAGTAACTCAAATCGATTACTCAGTTGTCGAATCATTACCTTCAACTGGTAAAAAAGGTATTATCTATTTAGTTGCTAACAGTGGAACTGGAACTAATATCTATGATGAATACATCTATATCAATTCGAAATTTGAAAAATTAGGTTCTAGAGAGTTAGATTTAAGCTCATATGCTAAAAAGACGGATATTCCAACAAAAGTATCATCATTAACAAATGATTCAGGATATCAAACTGCAGCACAAGTAACTTCAGCTATCAATGCTAAATTAGTAGTAATGACTGATACTGAATTAAATACAATGTGGACTGAAGTATTTGGAGCATAATCAACTAGGAGGTCTTATATATGAAAGATTTCTTTAAGAGAGTTTTGTTTTCAAATGTGAGTGAGCACGCATCTTCAACAACTGTTTCAGCTAATAGCACTAAGTTTCTAACAAGTGATATTTTGAAAACTTTCATGACAAAGTTAAAAGATACGTTTGCTTTGAAGTCACAATTAACATCATTGCAAAAGCGAGTTGGACAGCTTGAAAAGACAGTCAGTGAATTAGAAACTGATTTAAAGGATGCAGTATATTACAAAGAGTAGATTTATTTCTGCTCTTTTTTAAAAGGAGAAAAATATGAAAGATTTTGAAACACGTGAGTGCGTTGTACACACACACGACTTACCAAAATTAGGAAAGGTACAAAGTGCCTTTTCTTATTCTTTAAAAAGATTGGCGGTGACAAGCATTTAGATTAGTTTTAATCTGAATGTCAACATGCCAAAACTTATTGATAAAGATGGAAATGAATTGCTTAATTTACAAATGTCTACAGATGAACATTGGACAGGAAAATATTGGATTGATGGTAAAAAGATCTATGAAAAAATCATTACGTGGACTGGATTGAACGTTGGAGTAAGCACAATCAATCATTCAATCAGTAATTTAAACGAGTTTATTGATTATGAAGTCACATGTTCAAATGGAGAAGATTTCTACAGATTCCCTGTTGTTTATTATTCTGGTGGTAATACAGGAACATTCTACTGTACGTATTTCATTTTGAATGTAAATAATATTCGTTTTGCTAATAATTACAGTTGGGCAAATTATAAATTTAAAGCAATTATTCGTTACACCAAAAAATAAAGGCACTAGTATCTTTTCTTATTTGATTTTCATTAAAAGAATTAAAGAAAGAGAGGATCATACAAATGTCAAAAATTAAAAAATTCGTGGGGGGGGGTACTGTTTACTAGCAATAGTAAAAACAGTATCCTTTTACCTATTACCTTTGACAAAGGAGGTGCAGTTGAATAGCTGTGCTTCTTTAAAAAGAGGTGTTATTTATGGCTAAATTTGTTAATTCTAACGGAGATGAAATCAATACGGATGTCGTTCTTTGGAATGGTAGTCATTTCGGCTATGGTCACGATTTAACATTAAATGATGATGCTTTGAAATTTAAAGAGTTAATCATAATTAGTGATAATAGCGCAGTTATTGCACCAATTATTGATGGAGAGATCATATATTCTGGTGTTGTTAACAACTGGACTGTTACTAATATGTCTTTTAAATATGATCAGGCATCAAAACTGTTACACATTGATAATTGTAGATGGACAAATTCATCTAACAATCAAGGTACAACTGTTACTAAAGTCATTGGAAGATATTAGTCATAAATAAAAGCTGTTCCATGATATGGGGAAATTTGTTAAAAATGATGGGACTAAAATTCCAATTGGTACTGTCCTTTTTGATGGTGCAACTCAAAGTGATTTTACATTAACTGATGATATATCTAATTATGACTATTTAGAAATCTTTTATAGAAGTCATAACTGGATAAATCCTAAAAGTACTAGAATGTCATTAAAAGCAGGTGCAAGAGTACATTTATCAGATGTACATGCAGATAAAAATACTATTACAATATATGAGATGACTCTTGTTTTCAGTGGCAAAAACGTTACATTAAGTGGATGTACTAAAGTCGCTGCTGGTGCGTATATAACTGCGGTTGAAGGAACAATATACCAAGTAATAGGATACTGATTGCTAGCAAATAGGAACTTATGTCTCAATTTGTTAATGCAAATGGAAATACATTATTAAATCTTAAGTTTTCTTTAAAAGAACAGGAAACAGGGATGCAATGGATTGATGGTAAAAAAATATATTGCAAAGTAATACTCGTAAGCGGGTTTGATAGCAAGGATAAATATGTACCACATAATATATCAGATTTATACAGTGTATTGAGTTGTGATTTATTTATGAAAACGGCTGATGGAACAAACCACATGATGCCGCGAGCACATCAAGATGAAGATCATGATGGTATTTCTATTCAAATAACTAAAACAAATTTAATATTGCAAGTTGGAAAATCAAATGGTTTTCCAAATGCAACAGGATATGCAATATTGAAGTATATAAAAAGCGAATGATTAAAGGACGAAAGTCCTTTTTTTGATGCCCTGGACACGGCTTAAAACTATCTAGAAAGGGTGATTGAAATGAAAGTTAAAAAATATGATTTTAATCAATGGTTGAAAGCTGCAGGTATTAGAGCAATCAAAACAGTAGCTCAAACTGCTGTAGCACTAATTGGAACATCTACAGTCATGAATGAAGTCAATTGGGCAATGATCATTAGTGCAAGTTGTCTATCTGGTGTGGTTTCTATTCTAACAAGCGTTGCAGGACTTCCAGAGTTGGAAGAAATTGAAAGTGAGTAATTATGTATGAATTTCTAATAAAAACTTATACGATTGTTCTTCCGGTTATTCTTTCGTACATTGTATGGCTTTTACAGGAACAAAAGAAAAAAGCAAAACAAGATGCGATTAAAAGAGACGAAAGAATCAGAAAAGAAAGAGAAATGCGAGAAGCTAACTCAAAAGGTACAATGCTCTTATTAAGAGTAAAATTGATTGAATATCATGAAAAGTATATGAAAAG